GAAGTTCACTGGTCTCAAGTTCCTGGCAGAGATGCTAAGTGGAAAGAAGAGACAATTAAAAATACATCTCCAAGACAGTTCGCGCAAGAGTTTGAATGCGACTTCCTTGGATCTGCTGATACTTTAATTAGTCCGGCAAAACTACAAACTATCCCTTTCGCAGACCCAATTAAATCAAATGCTGGACTTGATATCTATGAGAGAGTCGAAAAGGATCACGAATATATTATTACTGTTGATGTTGCCAGAGGAATTGGTGGCGACTATTCTGCTTTCCTCGTGTTTGATATCACCACGATGCCGTATAAGATCGTTGCGAAGTACAGAAATAATGAGATTAAACCTATACTGTTTCCCTCAGTAATTTTTCAAATTTGTAAAGAATACAACAACCCATACGTTCTGGTAGAAGTAAATGACATTGGCGATTCTATTGCTGCTACTCTCAATTATGATCTTGAATATCCTAATGTACTTATGTGTGCGATGCGTGGTAGAGCAGGTCAAGTCGTGGGGCAAGGATTCTCAGGAACAAAAACCCAACTAGGTGTCAAGATGAGTGTGACGGTCAAGAAGATCGGTTGCTCTAATCTCAAAGCTATTATTGAAGAAGACAAATTAATATTCAATGACTTCCAGATCTTCCAAGAACTTACTACGTTCGTACAGAAGAAGCAAGCATGGGAAGCAGATGAAGGATACCATGATGACCTTGTAATGTGTATGGTTCTCTTCGCATGGTTAGTCATGCAAGAATACTTTAAGGAGATGACCGACCAGGATATCAGAAGAAGAATCTATGACGAACAACGTAATCAGATAGAACAAGACATGGCTCCATTTGGTTTCCTTGATGACGGCATGGGTGATGATACTTTTGTTGATGGAGATGGCAATCTTTGGGAATATGGAGACAAGCAAGAAGAAGTTGGATATATGTGGAACTACTGATGAATATAGAAGATCAGTTTTCCCTGGAGCATATCCTATTTAAAGAAAGAAAATGTAGATCATGTGGGATTAAAAAAGATTTAATAGAAGATTTTTATCTTACGCGAAAAATTAAGAAGGGACATCCATCAGCATACGCATACGAATGTAAAGAGTGTACCGTCAAAAGGGTTATGGAATCTAGAAAAAAGAGAGATCCATTTACCGATTGGGGATATCCAGATTGGTAGTTCATGCACAGTTCACCACCACTGAAGCATTCAAAAATCTAAATAGATTTAGATAAATTTGATATCTAAAGAGGTATAAAACATGGCAAGTCAAGTCTCGCCTGGTGTTGTTATTAGAGAACGTGATTTTTCCAATGCTGTTGTAGTAGGAGCCAGCGCCATTCGCGGTGCTATTGCTTCTTCATTCCGCACTGGTCCAGTAGGCAAAATTGTAAACATTGGTTCTGAAAGAGAACTTATTAATGTATTCGGTACACCATCCGAGGCTAACGCTGGTGATTGGTTGGTCGCTTCCGAATTCCTCCGCTACGGCGGACAACTAGCAGTTGTCAGGGCAGCAAGTGCTATTGTAAATGCGACAGAAAGTGGCACTGGTGTTCTTATTGGTGATAAGGATGCTTTTGACGCTGGCGTAACTTCTGAGAAGTTTGCTGCTCGCTATGCTGGTACTGAAGGCAACAACCTTAGCGTTGTAGTCGTTGACCGTGGTGCTGATTATGTTATCGCAAAAACTGGTCATGGTCTAGCAGTTGGTGGCACATATACAGACGATGCTGCTGTAGGACATGAAGTATACGAAGTTATTAACGCTAATAGTTTCTCCGTTGTAAAAGGTTCTGCCGTTCCAACTCCAGCTGCTGGTGATACAGCAACTGCTTGGGATTACAATTCACAAGCAATCGCTTCAACTGGTTTAACTTATAAAGCAATTGGTCCTCGTCCCGGCACTTCTGCTTATGCTGCAGAACGTTTCCTTTCAAATGACGAAGTACACGTTGCTGTTGTTGATACAGCAACTAACACTATCGTTGAAAGACTAACGTATCTTACAAAATTAACTGACGGCAAAACTCCAGAAGGTGCTTCATCTTACTGGAAGGATTATGTAAATCAGTATTCTAGATACATCTATGCTGGCGCTGCTTTAAGCGCATCTGAAATTACAACTGTTGGCGAAGATCCTGGTGCTACCGCTGCATCTTATGGTGCTACTGCTGGTTCCCCACTAGCACTAGCAAGAGTTCTTCCTACCGCAGGTGGTGCTTTATCTGGTGGTACTGATGACTACGCATATTCTGCTGGTGAAATCCAAGCAGCATATGACGAGTTCTTAGATACAGAGCAAACTAGTGTTGACTTTGTTTTAATGGGTGGCAATGGTGCCACCGAAAACGATACTATTGCTAAAGCACAAGCAGTTGCTGCTATTGCTAACAGCAGAAAAGATTGTGTCGCATTCCTTTCTCCTTGGACTGGTACACAAGTTGCTACTTCTGGTGGCAGTGCTTTGACTCCAGCACTACAACTATCAAATACGATAGCATTCTTTGATAACATCAGTTCTTCTTCATATGTTGTTTTAGACAGTGGTGTTAAGTATACATATGATCGTTTCAATGACAAGTATCGTTACGTAGGATGTAACGGCGATGTTGCTGGTGTATGTGTTTCAACTTCTTCTATCCTTGATGACTGGTTCTCTCCTGCTGGTCTAAATCGTGGTGGTATTCAGAATGTTGTAAAACTTGCTTTCAATCCAAACAAAGCACAACGTGATGATCTTTATACAAATAGAGTAAACCCAATCGTCTCAATGGTCGGTTCTGGTCCTGTTCTATTTGGAGATAAAACTGCTCTTGCTTCACCTTCTGCGTTTGACAGAATTAACGTTCGCCGTTTATTCCTCAACGTTGAGAAGAGAGCAAAAGGACTTGCAGAAAGCGTACTCTTTGAGCAAAATGACAGCACAACTCGTGGAGCATTTGCTGCTTCAATGACTTCATATCTTGGCGAAGTTCAAGCACGTAGAGGAGTTACAGATTTCTTGGTTGTTTGTGACGACACAAACAATACTCCAGAAGTCATCGACAGAAATGAGTTTGTCGCTGAACTCTACCTCAAGCCAACTCGCTCCATCAATTATGTAACAGTTACTGTAACTGCTACTAAGACGGGCGTTTCGTTTGCTGAAGTCATCGGTAGATGATAATTAATTACAGAGAAAAAATTACGAGATAAACAACAATGGCACTGTCAAACGTTTCTAGTTTCCTACAAACTATCGGTCAGGGCGTTAAGCCCAACATGTTCTTGGTGGACGTTCAGTTTCCTGACGCTCTTTCAAAGGGTGGTGAGGATCTAAACCTTACAAATATTCTTTGTAAGTCTGCTGCTCTACCAGGTTCAAATCTAGGTGTAATCGAAGTTCCTTTCAGAGGAAGAACAGTCAAAATCGCTGGTGATCGCACCTTCGATACATGGTCTGCTACTTTCTTCAATGATAAGGACTTCAAACTTCGCGCATTCTTTGAAGAGTGGGCGAACAATATCAACACCCACGAAGCAAACACATCCCCACTCTTTACTCCATCAACAACTTCTGGTTACATGGCAGATCTTTCTGTCAAGCAACTTGAAAAAGATGCGAGCGAAGAAGGATCAGTTCTCAGAGAATATACTCTGAAGTATTGCTTCCCAACTAATGTTTCTCCTATCGATCTTGCTTATGATAGCAATGATCAGATTGAAGAATTTACTGTTGAGTGGCAGTATTCTTACTTCACTGCTCAAGCAGGAACTAAGGATGGTGTTTCCGGCATTGGCGTGGTCTGATAAATAGTTGGAAGCGCACAAGTTAAATAGATAATCATGAGTCAGTTATTTGGCTTCCAAATTAACAGAAAAGAGGGGCAGCGAGGTCAATCTCCTGTCCCTCCTTCTGCTGAAGATCCAGTTGCAGTAGCCGCTGGTGGATATTATGGAACGTATGTAGATACGGATAATCAAGCTCGTAATGAGTTTGAGATGATCCGTCGTTATCGCGATATGGCAATCCACCCAGAAGTGGATAGTGCTGTAGATGAAGTTGTTAACGAGTTTATCGTAAGTGATGCTTACGATTCTCCTGTAGAAATTAACTTAGATAATCTAGGTGTTGGTGCTGGAGTAAAAACTAAAATTCGTAATGAGTTTGAGTATCTCAAAAGACTTTTAAACTTCGACAATCGCGCACATGAGATTGTCCGAACTTGGTATATTGATGGACGTTTATTTTATCATAAGGTTATCGATTTAGATAATCCTAAAAAAGGTATTACAGAACTTCGTTATATTGATCCGATGAAGATCAAGAAAGTTCGACAAAAAATTGACAATACTCCAAAAGATTCTCTAGCGAAAGCAGCAATCAAAGGCACGGCGCTTGAGTATGAATATGGAACATTTGTTGATTACTATCTTTACAATCCAAAAGGTTTCTATAAAGGCGGTGTCCTAGGACCGATTGGAGATATGTCTTTGTCTCAGGGTGTCAAGATGGCAACTGATTCAATTACATTCTGTCCCTCTGGACTACAAGATTTAAACAAAAGAATGACTCTTGGTTTCCTACACAAGGCAATCAAGACTCTCAATCAATTAAGAATGATTGAAGATTCAATTGTTATCTACAGATTATCACGCGCACCTGAGCGTAGAATTTTCTACATTGATGTAGGCAATCTACCCAAGGTAAAAGCAGAACAATACTTGCGTGATGTCATGTCTCGCTATCGCAACAAGCTTGTGTATGACGCACAAACTGGTGAAATGCGTGATGATAAAAAGCATATG